CAAAGTTATATACTTTACTTAATAGACTTGTTTTAGGCTCTTTTAAGAGCATTTCATTCTCTATATCGTCATTATCATAGTCTACTTCACTTTCGTCTATTAGAAGCCAATTTTCATTAGGCAATTCTCCTAAATCAATTAATTCATTAGCTACTTCTGTATCTAAATCTGAATCAACTGAACAACATACTTTAGACATTTTAACGCCTGTTTCCTCTTCGTTTGTTTCTGCATTCATAGTATTTACGTCTATAAAATCAAGTGGCTGTATCGTCTTAAAATATAGGTTTAAAGCGATTCCGTTTATAGATAGTATTTCATCAATAGCTTCTATGATTTCTAATTGGTATGGTCTAATAACTATATTGTCAAATAAACGTGTTGCAGTTTCAATTTCATCAGCATTATTTCCTAATCCACCACCTGTATCTCTAATCCCTAAAAGCATTGGACTTGTAACTCTATGCCCTACAATTAGTTTTTCAAAACATTCTTTTGCTAAATACTCATAGTGAGCAGGAGCATCGTTTAAAGGAATATCATCAACTGTGGTTTTATTTTCAGCACTTGCGTTAAAAGATACAATTACCTTATCCCCTTTACTGCCTGTTAATTTACGTTTAACATCGTTTGCAACTTCTTGTCTTTTTTCTTCAGTTGGTATATTGTTATTAAAGTTAATTACTTTTGTACCGCTAAATCCGTTCATTACATCGTTAATCAAGTAATCAGAAATTTCTTGCTCTAACATTGCATAAGGTAAAGCACCTGAATAATCTATCGGAGTGTAATAATGATAACCTGAAATATAAGGCTTAATAATATATATTTCAACTTCCTTTCCATTACCAAAACCAAAAGCAGGGATTCTTAATAGTTTGTCACCCTTTCTGTAATTTGACCAATCGTGGTGGTAAAACCAAGCTTCAATTTCGCCTTTCTCATTACATTTTTCTGCTCTTAAAGTGTGCATTGGAAAATGCTCAACAGATTTTACCTTTCCGTTTAAGTAAATAATCTGCATTGCAGCCATTCCAAGAAGTTTACGCTCTAATGCAACTTTACGCAAACAATCCTTTTTAACAATAGAAACCATTTGTGCATACTCGTTTGGCTTACGATTTGAATCGGTAGCGTCAAGTCCTTTACCATAAATCATATTAGCAACACCTGTTATAATAGCGTGGTTTGTATTTGAATATAAAAACCTATCTATTAAGTATTGGAAATAGTTGTTATCTTCTCCGTATTCAACAAAATCTTTATTTTTAGACTCTGTAATTGTAGGAGAATTATAAGCACTTAAATTTAAAATGTGAAAATTACTCATAAATTATGTATTCGTTATCAGAAGTTCTTTGCGTGTAAACATTATTGTTTATACTAAATTCTTCAATTATTTGATTTGTGCAAAATATCTTATCTTTATAAACTACATCAGTTCCGTTTAAAATTGTTAAAGTGTAGAATTTATTTTCTATTATCGGAAATACCAAGTTAGTAACTGCATAATATTTGTCAATCGAAAATACGCAAACAATAGTTTCTTCTGTATTAGTTTCTTCATCTCTTAAAACAATAGCGTCAGCTTCTACACCATCAATAGTAGCATATAAGTTTTGAGCAGTATTTAACTCTTTTAGAATTATCATTGTTTTTATTTAAAAATAAACAATCTTTGTTTTTGTATAAATAAAAAAAGGGCAACTTAAAAAGCTACCCAATTTCAGCAAAAAAAAATAAATTTTAATTAAGAACCAAGAACAACTGTAAATCCTGCAGCAGTTAATGTATCTCCAATAAAGTTAGCAGGAACTTGTTCCATACCTGTTAAAGTTAAAGTGTAACCTGACAAATCACCAAAAGCACCACCTGTTACGATAGTACCGCCTGTAACGTCCATTCCGTGGTCTAATCCTGCTAAAAAGAAGTTTCCGTTGTTATCTTCTACGATAACATTTGGTCTTCCGTAAGCCATTAATTTTAATTCTTTGTGGTCTTTAATACTTAATTTCTTAAATGTTAATTCCAAAACTTGTTCAAAAAACGTCGTTCCGTTTTCTCTTGAACTGTTTACATTTTGTGTAAATGTAGAAGCACCTTTTAAATCGTATTTATAAGCAT